TAGAAAATCTGGTTTTAAATTTTATGGAATAGTTGATGGTAAAACCACGCATCATGGAAACTATGGATGGACTGGGTCTCTTGCAGATGGATTTAAAAAAGTAAATGGAAAAGATCAATAAAATATACGGACCACCTGGAACAGGTAAAACGTTTAGATTAATTAAACGTGTAAAAGCTTATCAACGTAAAGGTGTACCACTGCATAAGATAGGTTACTTTGCATTTACAAGAAAAGCTGCAGAGGAAGCACGTAAAAGAATAAACGTATCTGAAAAAGAAGTTCCATACTTTCAAACCATACACGCATTTTGTTATCATTTACTTGGATTAAAAGAAGAAGATATTATGCAACCTTATCATTACGAAGATTTAGGTAAAAGATTAAATATAAGAGTTTCATTTACAGATAAATACAACGAAGAAGAAACACATTTCTTAACTTGCAACAATCCATATTTTCAAATGATTCAAAGAGCTATAAACAAAGACATAAGTATCAGAAAAGAGTTTGATTTAAATGAACATGATAAAAAAGAAATAGACTTTGATACTTTAAATCATATTTACAGAAACGCATTACTATACAAAGCTAAAAATAATATTGTAGATTTTAATGACATCATAACAGAAGTAATAAAATCAAATAAAATACCTAAATTCAAAGCCATATTTATTGATGAAGCACAAGATCTATCTCCTTTACAATGGAAACTTTACGACAAATTAAAAGAACACTGTGATCAAATCTATTTAGCTGGAGATGACGACCAAGCTATCTATGCCTGGGCTGGAGCTGATGTTAATAGATTTATAAAAGAACCTGGTAAGGAGAGAGTGTTAAGAAAATCAAGACGTATTTCTAAATCTGTTCAAGAACAATCTGCTATACCAGTGAGCCGTATATCAGGCATCAGGAAACACAAAAATTATTTAGCACGAGATTATGAAGGCGAGTCACATCATATATCTGATCTTAATCAGATTGATCTAACGCAGGGTAGATGGTTAATTCTTACGCGAACTAAAAGTAATTTATTAGATATTATGAAAGATTTAAAAAGTAAAAATTTTTATTATCAAAGTAATAAAGGTAAAAGTTTTAAGGTAGGTATGTATGAGGCAGCTCAGGCTTATACTAAATGGAGTAAAAAAGAATCTTTGGATGATAGAGAGATAAGTGCAATTAAAGAATACATACCTGATGGTAAATGGGACAATAAAATTCCATGGTATGATAAGTTTGTAGCTGATCAAAAAGAAATTTTGTATTTAAGAAATTTAATTGCATCGAAAGAAAATTTAAAAGATAAGGCGAGAATATGGTTGTCGACTATTCATGCAATAAAAGGTGGTGAAGAAGATAATGTAATACTATCTCTACATCAAGGTCGTACTGTACAGCAAGGGATTAAATCAAGTGTTGACAAACAAGATGAAGAGCATAGAGTGTGGTATGTTGGAGTTACTAGAGCAAGAAATAATCTGTACAAACTGAGAGCAAAAAAGAAATTAAGGGAGTATCAACTATGACAAGTAATGTAGAGGATTTTATATTTATTAAACAAATAATTCCTAAAGATTTTTGTAAAGAAGTTGTTGATAAAATTAAAAATTTACATTGGCAAAAAATGCAATGGTATAAATTAAATGAAAACACTTATAAAAAACCAACTGAAACAGATTTAGAAACGATATTTGCTACTACAGAACAACATAAGTTACTTGAACCTTTTATAAAAAAAACAGTGCAAGAATATCAAGATTTACAAAATATTAATCCTTTAAGACAAAAGTTCTTACACCATTTATCAACTTTAAGATTTAATAGGTATAAACCTAATACTAATTTAAAACCTCACTACGATTTAATTAAGGATATATGGCCAAGAGGAGATTATGGAGTTCCCATAGTATCTATTGTTGGAAATTTAAATAGTGATTACGAAGGAGGAGATTTTTATATAAGAAACAATAAATATGAACTAAAAGAAGGAGATATAATGTTGTTCCCTTCTACATTTATTTTTAACCACGAAGTAAAAACAGTAACGAAAGGAGAAAGATACTCTTTTGTATCTTGGGCATACTAATGACAAACAAAGAAATGTTTAAAGGTGTCACCTACGATTCACTTGATAAACAAGTGGATGGAAATCATTATTCAAAAATGAAAATTCAACCTGCGTATTTTATAAATGAAAACAACTTACCGTTTGCGGAGGGCAACGCTATAAAATATATTTGCAGGCACAAGTCGAAAGGCAAGGCAAAAGATATACAAAAAGCAATACATTATTTAGAAATGATATTAGAAAGGGATTACTCATGACACCTGGTTTTGGAATAGGAATGTTTTTTCTTGGTATGGGTTGTATAATAATAGGTACCGTGATGGCATTTTTTATAATTAGACAAGTAATGAAAGAATTACATCAAAAGAAAAAACCTACAAGGTTCGACGATTTAGAATGATTTTACCTCAAACAGAATGGGTTCAACCTACAGAGTATCCTGATCTTAGATCTTACGACGAGATAGCTATTGACTTAGAAACTAGAGATCCAGATTTAAAATCAAAAGGGTCTGGTGCAGTTATTGGTAATGGTGAGATAGTGGGTATATCTGTGGCCACGTACAATGACAAATGGTATTTTCCTATTGCTCATCAAGAAGGACCTAACATGGATAGGGCAAAAACTATTGAATGGTTCAAAGATATTTTAGAATGTCCGGCTACAAAAATATTTCATAATGCTATGTATGACGTGTGTTGGATACGTAGTTTAGGTTTGAAGATAAATGGTCTAGTTGTAGATACAATGATTGCATCTTCTTTATTAGATGAAAATAGATTCTCATACACATTAAATACTTTGTCATGGCATTTTTTAAACGAAGGAAAAAACGAAAGAGCTTTATTAGAAGCTGCTAAGTCAAGAGGGTTAGATGCAAAGGCTGATATGTGGCGATTACCTGCACACGAAGTTGGAGCATACGCTGAAAAAGATGCAGAGTTAACTTTTAAACTTTGGCAGCATGTAAAAAAATTAATGATAGAAAATGATTTAGAAAATATATTTAACCTTGAGACTGATCTTTTTCCTTGTCTAGTTGATATGCGTTACCTAGGGGTGCGGGTAGACGTGACAGCAGCCAATCAATTGAAAACAGAATTAACCACCAAAGAAGAATTATTATTACACCAAGTAAAAAAAGAAACAGGAGTAGATACTCAGATATGGGCTGCAAGATCGATTGCCAAAGTTTTTGAAAAACTAAACCTGTCTTACGAACGTACTGCGAAATCTGATGAACCTTCATTTACTAAAAATTTTCTCTCCAATCATGAGCATCCTACCATACAGAAGATAGCTGAGGCAAGAAGGATTAATAAAGTAAACACAACTTTTATAGATACAATACTTAAACACGAACACAAAGGTAGAATACACGCTGAGATAAATCAAATTAGATCTGACGATGGTGGCACAATCACTGGACGTTTTTCATATTCTAATCCAAACTTACAACAAATACCTGCGCGTGATAAAGTTTTAGGTCCAATGATAAGAAGTTTATTTATACCTGAAGAAGGTTGTCAGTGGGGTTGCTTTGACTACTCGCAACAGGAACCAAGACTTGTTGCACACTATGCTTTACGTTATGGACTGCCATCAGTAAATACAATTGCAGATTCGTATGACACTGACCCTTCGACCGACTTTCACAAAATCGTTGCAGATATGGCAGAAATACCCCGGTCACAAGCAAAAGTGATCAATTTGGGTCTTTTTTATGGTATGGGAAAAGCCAAACTACAAGCAGAGTTAGGTGTATCTAAATTCAAAGCTCAGGAATTATTTGACAAGTATCACAGCAAAGTTCCTTTTGTAAAACAATTAATGAATGAAGTTATGAAAGCAGGTTCTAAAAAAGGTCAGATTAAAACTTTGTTAGGTAGACGATGTAGATTTCCTAAGTATGAACCTATCCTTCGTGGGTCGGACTGGGGTAAATACATACCAGCCGAAGATGAAGAACGCATGCAGGATCTACAAAAGATGGGACCATATTTAAAAGATGATGAAGGTGAAATATTAAAAGATAGTGATGGTAATTTTAAAAAAAATTATTGGCATAACAATCCTACGCGTAGAGCTTTTACATACAAAGCATTAAATAAATTAATACAAGGATCAGCTGCAGACATGACAAAGAAAGCTATGTTAGAATTGTACAAAGAGGGAATTACACCACATATTCAAGTGCACGATGAATTAGACATATCAGTTAAAGATGAAGAAGAGGCTGCTAAAATAAGAGATGTGATGGAAAACGCAGTTGACTTGAAGATACCAAACAAGGTAGACTACGAATCAGGTCCTAATTGGGGATCTATAAAATGATTTATGGCTTATCTAAATGCAAACATACCAGTAACCTATGCTCAAATAAGAAGGGAGTATCTATATGATTTACAAAAACATCATGGAGAAGTTGAAGACTGTATTATCTTTGGTCTTAGCGCTATTACAGGTCGTTCGATCTTGTTTCATGCCATCATGGAGAACGGTGCAATATTTTATCGCCTCCCGATTAGCGCATTTATTCAACGTGGTTTTAAACCAGAAGAAGTTCCAAAGAGACGACTTGATGAACTTCAGCTCTGGAATTGTTTTAGTTATTATCCTTCTGTTCATTCTTTTGATATTCTAGACGGACAAGCAGGAAAATACATAGGTAAAGATAAAAAATGGCACCCAGGTAAATACTTATTTACAGTTGACTTTGCACATCCAGAGAGTAACATATTAGATACTGATCATTCTGAGATCCCGCACGAACATAAGTGCGCACACATAATTGCATTAGACGATGGTAATTATGCAGCACAGCCAAACAATAGATGTATATGGGATATACCTTCTTTTACTGTAAAAGATAATATCCCTGATTGGAAAGTGCAGACTAACGAATGGAACGTAGAAGACACAAGTCAGTGGAGAACAGAAGATACTGATAAATTCTTTTACGAAATTGAGGAGAAAAAACATGATTGAAAAATGTAAAAGATTTTGTTGCAAAATTTGGGACAAAATTAAAAGTTGGATATGGGGATAATTATGGGAGATAGCCAGGATGGATTACAGATTCACAGCTATTCTAATAGTTTTATTATGCCTTCTGGCTATTTTCTTAGAACCGGGGTATATTCCAACTAGATGAGTAAGAAACCATTAAATATATCTGAGGAAGCTGCAGTGCAGATGCCTATGAAGACGGTTGCTAGTTTGATCGTCATCGTTGCTCTCGGCACCATGGGCTATTTCCAAATTGTTGAAAGATTAAACATAGCTGACACTCGAATACAATTAATGGAAAAAGATTTAGAAGAGAACACAGAGTTTAGAATCAAATGGCCGCGTGGACAACTAGGTTCATTGCCCGCCGATTCGGAACAATTTATGATGATCGAGGATCTTTATAAGTCGACTGACAAGTTAAACAAACACATTGAAGACATGGCTTTGAACAAAGTCAACATAGAATTTTTAAGAAAACAAATGGACAAAGTATTGGTAGACATCGAAAAATTAAAAGATGCAAACAGAGAAATGAAATATACAAATGGCAACGGGAAGAATTACTAAAAAAGTTTTAGATTATATAGCTGACATGAATAAACAAGCTAAACAGATGAGGTATGTAAAAGATTTAAAAAAAGAAGTTGAAACTGGTAAGCATGGTACACAGAAATATGTTATTAAAGAAGGTGAAAACAAAGGTAAGGTAGTATGATTGAAGCTGTAGTAGGATTACTAATGTTTATTAACGGAGAAATTAAAGAGGCACGACTGCAAGACTCAATGGCTATGTGCCTTCGCGGGAAGCGTGAAGCGGAGAGGACCTTCTCCGAATCTGTTACGTACAAATGCTGGAAGGGTCAGGCAGAATTAGAGGATAACATAGATGGCTCAAAATCAATCAAAAAACTCATTATTGAATAAATTAAAAAAAATTAATAGGTTTGCACAAATGCTTAGAGATGATAGATTTAGGCAACATAGAATAAACAGTAAAAAAATATATAACAGGATAAAATATAAAAATGAAACTATCACGTAACTTTAGCCTCTCAGAGCTTATTAAATCAGACACAGCCATCAGGTTGGGTATTGATAACAATCCTAATGCAGATCAAATAGAAAAATTAAAATTACTTTGTGAAAATATTCTTCAACCGGTACGTGACCATTTTGGCAGGGTAACGGTGACGAGCTGCTTTCGAAGCCTAGAGTTATGTGTAAAAATTGGCAG